GAAACTACAGCAACTAGACCTGAATTAAAGGTTTTAGATTTTGATGCAAGTACAGCTGAATATGCACAGTTTTCTATTGCGATGCCTAAATCATGGAATTTAGGAACAGTAACATATCAAGTTTTTTGGACTCCAAGTACTACGAATGCAGGAAACTGTATTTTTGGTCTTCAAGGTCTTAGTTGTACTGAAGGCGATACGGCTGATGCTGTTTTTGGAACAGCTATAGAAGTTACAGATGCTGGAATTGCAACTGTAGAAGACGTACAAATGACGGCAGTTAGTTCAGCAATGACAATTGCAGGATCTCCAGCCGACGATGATTATACATTTTTTCAATTATATAGAGACGCAGCCGATGGTAGTGATACTTTTACTGGTGACGCAAGAGTAATGGGAGTTAAATTATTTTATACTACTGATGCAGCTAACGACGCATAGGAGGTGCAGTGAAAGATTTAGAATTAAATGATATACAGTCCTTTAAAGGACAAGGAAAAAAACAGCAACGTCCAAAAATTAAAGGTAGCTTCGGATATCAAGTCTTAGGATTTGGTGGCGGAGGAGCTGCTGCTGGACCTTACAATGAAGCAACAGGTGGAACAATAACTTGTTCTGGTGATTTTAAAATACATACATTTAATTCACCGGGAACATTTGCAGTTACTGCCGGCACTTGCTATGGCACAGTTGATTATTTAGTAGTCTCTGGAGGCGGAACAGGTGGCGTCCGAATGGGCGGCGGAGGAGGATCTGGAGGATTTAGAACAAATTTTCCTTCTAGTTGTTCAGGCCTATCTGTTTGTTCAACATCTTATGCAATTACAGTTGGATCTGGCGGTGCTAGAAGCACGGACACTTGTACGGGTGTAGAATCACCAGGAAACGATTCAACATTTTCAAGTATCACTTCTGCCGGAGGTGGTGGCGGAGGAACTGGATGCGGATGTCCTAAAGCTGACGATGGTGGCTCTGGTGGCGGAGGAGCTGGTAAAGATGGCGGCGGTGCTTCAGGACCTGGAGGAGATGGAAACACTCCACCTACAACTCCCGCTCAAGGAACTAATGGCGGAGAGGGAACTGATACATGGAAAGCCAACGGTGGCGGAGGAGGCGGAGGCGCTTCTTGCGCTGGTTCTCCTGCTCCAGGATCAGGTGGTGCCGGAGGAAATGGAACAGCTAATTCAATAAACGCTTCAGCAGTCACAAGAGGTGGCGGAGGTGGCGGAGGAATTTATAACCCAGGAAATATGGTTCACGCTTCAGGTGGAGCCGGCGGATCTGGCGGTGGTGGTGCAGGACAACCTGCTAGAAATCCAGGTGAGAATGGAACTGCTAACACCGGAGGTGGTGGTGGCGGAACTTATGTAGGCGATGGGCGTCCAATCGGATCAACACCCCCAGCATGTCGAGGATCTGGTGGCGGAGGATCTGGAGTCGTAATAATTAGATACAGGTTTCAAGGAAGTTAACACATGGCTCATTTTGCTAAAATTGATGCAGCTAATAATGTACTAGCTGTCTTAACGATGAAAAACCTACTTAATGAAGCAGGTGAAGAAGATGAATCAATAGGTCAAGCTTATTTAGAAAAACATAATCTTTGGCCAGCTCATTTATGGCTTAGAACTTCATATAATACTCACGGAAATGCTCATGCATCAGGAGATAATTCTAACGCTTTTAGAGGAAATTTTGCTGTAAGAGGAGGAAGCTGGGATCCTGTTAATGAAATATTTATGGATCCTAAGAAAAGTGCAAGTTGGACTTTGGATGTAGCAACTGCTAAATGGGTTTCTCCTAAAGGACCTAAACCTACACCTACACTAGAGCAATCTAAAGAATTAAGGCACTATTACTGGGATGAAGCAGCACAAGACTGGGCGCTTACTCCTGCTGATCCTGATGGTCCTTTTGACGATGTAACGTTTAGTTAGTAATGTAGATTTTTATATTTTAGAAAGAAAAATGTATAAAAACAAGAAAGTTTATAGAAAAAGTATTAGGTTTTTATTAGATAAACAAGCCACAGAAATAAAGCATTCGGGGCGTACTTTTTTTGATCATCTTGTTGGTGTTGCAGATGTTTTAGAAAACTGGGATTGTAGCTTTGATACCGTTATGGCTGGAATGTTTCATAATATATATGGTAATAAATATTATGACCCAAATTTAAATGTTACTAGAGAAGAAGTTAAAAAATTAATAGGTGAAAAATCTGAAAAGTTAGTGTGGATATTTGAGACTACACCTCGAGAGAAAATAATAGATCTAGAAAACTTAGATTTATTACTTATTAAACTAGCAAATGATTATGAACAATCTAGTGTTCCACAAACAGGTTGGAGTAATATTAACGAGGAGGTTAAGAAAATAAAAAAATTTGATTTAAATCAAATTAATGTTATGTTACATAAGTTAAATAATTATACTAGATGAGAAAGATAAAAATAAATAGTTGTTTCTTTATTCAAAAAATCAAAGAACATAAGAGACTTAAGAAATATATGCTTGAGTATATTAAAAGCAACCCTTTACAATCAATACCTTCACGGGCTCTTCCATCACAGGATAGAATACATAATTCTGATTGGTTAGATTCTAAACCTCAAGGAAAAGAAACACGATCTTATGTAGGTGAGGTAATAAGAGTTTTAACTCCTTATCTCAATGACGTATGTGAAGAATTAGATAATGCTTTTAAAGTAGTGGATATAAGTAGAATGTGGTTTCAACAATATAAAAAAAATAATTTTCATGGATGGCATAACCATGCGCATTCCAATTGGAGTCATATTTATTATGTTGAGATGAAAGATGCTAATGTTAAAACGCAGCTCAAGAGCTGCTATGATAAAAAGATTATAGATAATGTAAATGTAAAAGAAGGGGATTTAATTACTTTTCCAGCCTCTACTCTACATTGCTCGCCTATAAATAAATCAAATACTAGAAAAACTGTTATATCTTTTAACAGTGATTTTCACAGTGACTATTTATGATAAAGATTAAAGATAATTTTTTAGATCCTTTTGTTTTTTTTAACATTAAAAAAGAAATAATGGGGAAGTATTTTCCATGGTTTTATAATGATTGTAAGGTGGAAACCGGTGACGATTATTTTCAATTTATTCATTTCTTTTATAAAGAAAATGTAATTACCAGTAATTATTTTGATCTTATAAAACCTGTTTTAGAGAAACTAAAAGTCAAATCTTTAATTAGAATTAAAGGAAATCTTACTACTAAAAACACTACGATTAAACCTTTTGGTCATCATGTGGATATACCTTTTAAATGTAAGACAGCTATACTTTACATTAATAATAATAATGGTATAACTGTATTCGAAAGAGGAAAAAAAATTGAAAGTAGAGAAAATCGAATGATTACATTTTCATCAAATTTAAAACACACAGGAACTACTCATACCGATGAGAAAGTTCGTATTGTATTAAATATTAATTATTTTTAATATGGGAAAAAAACATTTAGATAAACCAGTAGATAAAGAGATCTTATCAGAACTTGCGATATACCAAGGATATGTAGATATGCCTAAAGATTGGGATATTGACCCCTCTGAGTTTATTGTTGGCACTTTAAACGAAGATATATTTGGAAAGAAGTTTCCTTATTGTAGAACATTCGAAAGACTAAATAATTATATTAAAGAGTATATTTATTTAAAAGATAGAAAAAAATTAGTTAACGAAAAAACATGGGGTACTGTTTATCAACCACAACAGGCCTCTTCTCCATTACTAGGAGCAGACCCCAACAATTTTCGAGATGCTCCTGATGCGATTTTATTATATGGAACAAAAATTACAAAAAGATCTTGTTCAGTTGTTATTCGTTATGACGATAATAAAAATAAAAATTTAACAGAGACAATAGCGTTAGAGAAAAATAAATTTATTTTATTTCCTTCAACTCTTCCTTATTATATAACCCTTAACAAAAGCAGCGATATAAATTTTATTCAAACTATAACTTATAAATATTTTTAATGTTGTTCCCTACCATTATTGTAGATAACTTTTTCGATGATCCTGACTTTGTTAGAGAACATGCTCTTAATTTACCTTATAGTAAAACCCAAAAGAACTATCCAGGGATAAGAACAGGACAAACAAAACCTGATCTTTTTCAATACGCTACTGGAAAGATGATGGCTATCCTCTATCCTATGAATTACACAAAGATGTTGTGGAAAGCGAATCAGTTCTTTCAAAAGATTTCTGGTAAAGATTACAAAAACGGCGGTTGGATTCATCAAGATCACATTGATCAATTAACAACAGTTGTTTATTTAAGTAAACACACAGGTTGCGGAACTTCTATTTGTAAACCTAAAGCTTTTGATAAAGCTTATAGGGATTATGAACTTGCTCATAAAAGTTTTCTAAACCCTAAAGTAAAAGTTGAAAAACAATTAAAAGCACACAATGAGAGATTTAAAAAAACTATTGAAATAGATTCTATGTATAATAGATTAGTTATGTTTGATGCTGCACAATGGCACATGGCAAATTCTTTTCTTGATAACGATTTCAATGAAGACAGACTTACTTTAGTCACTTTCTTTAATAAATTAGAGTGCAATCCGGAAGAGAGAATGATCCGTTTCCCGTTGCCAGAGATGAGAAGAACATGATTCAAAAGTATTACTATTGGTATTTTAAATCTGCTCTAACTCCTAAATTTTGTGATGAACTTGTAGAGTTTGCTTTAGCCCAAAAAGACCGTAAAGCTCTTACTGATAGTTTTGATGAAAAAAAATTAACTAAAAAAAGAATTAGAGAGCTACATAAAAAAAGAAATTCAAATGTGGTATGGATACGTGAGCCTTGGGTTTATGGAACAATTAACCCGTATGTTCATAGAGCAAACGAGAGTTCGGGTTGGGACTTTGAATTTGATAGAGCTGAAGCCTGCCAATTTACTAAATATAAAAAGGGACAATTCTACGATTGGCATTTTGATATGTTTGACAGTCCTTACAATGTACCTCGGGATCCAAAAATTCATGGAAAGATCCGTAAGCTTTCAGTTATATGCCAACTAACCGATCCTTCCAAATATACGGGAGGAGAACTTGAGTTTGATTTTAGAAGAAATTCTCCTTCTCAAAAGAGTAGAGGCGATATATGCCCGGAGATACAACCTAAAGGTTCCATAGTTGTATTTCCATCTTATGTGTGGCATAGAATAAAACCTGTAACAAGTGGCACAAGACACTCGTTAGTTATGTGGAATCTAGGAAGACCTTTTAAATGAATATTACTGAACATTTTAGAACACCGATATGGTTAGAAAAAAAACCTAAGTGGGTAAAAGCTTTAAACAAAGCTTCTGACTCCTATGTGGCGGAAGCTAAGAGAAAAAAAAAAGATGAAATTAAAAAACTTAACGATAGATTTGAGTCTTATCATTCTTATACTCTACTACGAGACCCTAGCTTTTCTAATCTTAGAGACTACATCGGAGACAAGGCGTGGGACTTTTTAGACTATCAAGGATTTGATATGCCCTTGTATAAGCTATTCTTTTCAGAAATGTGGGTGCAAGAGTTTGCTAAAAAGGGTGGAGGATATCAAGCGCCTCATCAACACTGGCAACAAGTTGTATCTGGTTTTTATTTTTTAAAAGTTTCGGAAAAAACTTCATATCCATATTTTGTAGATCCCAGACCAGGGGCTAGTATGACTAAATTAAGACTTAAAAATGGAACAGATATATTTCATGGATCAGAACTTATTCACTATAAACCTAAGCCGGGAGACCTTATAATTTTTCCAGGATATTTAACCCATGGGTTTGCAACAGACTATGGTTTAGAACCGTTTAGATTTATACATTTTAATATACAGGCAGGTCCTAAAGAGGTTATTAAATGAGTTTTAAAAAAAATAAATATATGATTATTAAAAAAGCCATAGGTAAAGAGCTATGTGAATTTCTATTTAATTATTTTTTAGTAAAAAAGCAGGTACTTTTAACTCTTAAAAAAGAAAATCATATCTCTCCCACTGATCATACTTTTGGAGAAATGGGAGATGGCCAAACAGGAAAAAATACTTTTTGTTTATATGGCGATGCCGCAGGCGATATTTTATTATTAAAACTACAACCTTTGATGGAAAAAATAACTGGTGTAGAACTTAAACCAAATACTTCGTACATGAGAGTATATATTAAAGGAGATGATTTAAAAAGGCATACGGATAGATTTAGTTGTGAAGTATCAACCACATTAAATTTAGGAGGAAAGTGGCCTATATATTTAGAACCCTCAGGTAAGAAAGGAAAGAAGGGAATGAAAGTAGATTTAAACTTAGGAGATATGTTAATATATAAAGGGTGTGATTTAGAACACTGGAGACTTAAACTTAAAGATAAAGAATGTGTTCAAATCTTTCTGCATTATAATCATGCTGATTCTCAAACAGATCTATACGATAGTAGACCTCATATAGGTCTGCCCTCTAGTTTTGCGAGAAAGCCCCCTGCACCAGGAATAAAAAATGAAGATAGAAATATTTGACGATACTGTAGATTACGTCGCAAGAAATCAAGTCAATAAATTTTGTCTTGCTTCTATGTTTAGATTAGGCTGGGAAGATACATCAGGAGAAAAGAATATTAAAAATTTACATAGTAAATGGAATCTTGAGGACTTAAGGAAGTGTGGACTTTTGCCTTATATTAAAGAATGTCTTAAAAAATCTAAAAACTTTAAATACGATGAAGATAAAATAGATATTATTGAACTAAATTTAGTTAAGTCTGATGACGTTCATTATACACATGCCCATGAAAATGTATTTGGAGTTTTATATTATGTAAATTTAAACTGGGAGGATGGCTTTTATGGTGAAACTTTCTTTTATAATTCAAAAGACTTAAATAAAATAGAGTACGCTTCTGTATTTAAACCAGGGCGTATAATAATATTTGATGGAAGCATACCACATACAATAAGACCACAGTCAATAAGAGGACCTAAATTTAGATTTACCATATCTGTCTTTTTCAAAAAATAAATGCTTGTAGAAAAAGGAAGAATTAAACTATACCATATACACATCCCTAGAACAGGAGGTAGATATATTTCTAATCTATTTGATCAAAATGGTTTTACTGTTCACTTCCAACAAACTATAAATTTTTATAGAAACTCGATTGTGGAAGAATTATTAACCTACCCTTATTATGAAACTTTATATAATTTTGAAGATATACCCACCTTCACTGTTATTAGACATCCTGTGGATAGATTTATTTCTGTAGCAACTTATGATTTTATTTCCAGGAAGATTAAAAATTATGGAGAGATATTTAGAACAAAAGATAGCTTATTACATTACATTAAAGAACAACAAACTTTACATAGTTACCATAATAACTTTTTTACTTCGCAGCATAAGTTTATAGGTCCTAAAACTAAATTGTGGAAATTTGAAAAAGGCTTTGATAATAAATTTGTCGATTGGTTAAACCAGGAATTTAATATAAACTTGTTATGGAAGATAATTCTTTATAAACATATTAATAAAGTAGGGATAAAATTTTTAGATGATTATGAAAAAATAAAAATTCCTGATGAAAGTAGAATTGTACTTGAAGAGTTTTATGCAAAAGATTTAGAGATTTGGAATAACTTATAATGAGAATACTGGCTTTTAATGCAGCACATGATAGTTCTGTATGTAGTATACAAGATGGTAAGATAGAATTCTTTTGTAAAGAAGAGAGACTTACCAGAATAAAAAGAGACAAGAATCCTTTTAAATCTTTAGAGCTTTATAGTTCTTTAAACTTTGGAAAGATAGATCATATACTTTATCATACCCCGTCTAATGATGAGACATCCACAGAGTTCTTTTATAGAAACTATATTCGTAAAAAATTTGATATTGAAATGGAAAACTATTCGGTACTATCTCATCACAGATGCCATGCAGCACTAGCTTATTATAATAGTAGATTTAAAAAAGCTTTGGTATTTGTAATAGACAGGAACGGAAGTATGTTTTTTATAAACGGTGAGTGTATGGCTAGAGAAAGTGAATCTGTTTTTGTTTGTGAAGAAGATATAAAACCTATCTATAAGAATTTTTGGAATGTGCCGGACCAAGAAAATAACAGGCAGAATATTTTAGATGTGACTACGGCTTATTACCCTGATTGTAAAGTAACAGTTAAAAGTAATGTAGGTATTGTAAAAGTTTATGAAGCTGCCACCACTTTAATTGGTCAGCATCCTTTAGAGAATGGTAAGACTATGGGTCTATCGGCCTACGGTATAAGTGCAAATTATTTTACTGATAAACATAAACTGTTTCTAGATGGCTCTCCTATTACTAATAAATTTATTCATCTTAACAACAATGATCGAACTACATGTTTTTATAAAGAGGAGTCAAAGATTACAAAGAAAATTACAAAAGATAATTATTCACATTACGCTAATAAAGCAAAGCTAGTACAGTTAGAAACGCAAGTAGAAGTAGGAAACTTAATTGCTGAATATGTTAATAGTACTGGGATCCACAATGTCTGTATTGTAGGTGGGTATGGTCTTAATGTAGTAGCTAATCAATATTATTTAGAAACTATACCTAATGTTAATTTTTACTTTGAACCAGTGGCAGATGATACTGGTATATCTATTGGTGCAGCTATGTTAAAATGGCGAGAAGTTACTAAAACTAATCCAGTATCGGTTAAAGATAATTTCTATCATTATTACAAAAAAGAAAAGACAAAGATACCGGGAAAGATTACGACGACCCTAGAAGTTTGTAAGCTACTAGAAAAGAAAAAAAGTGTGGCTATCTTTGATGGGAATCCCGAAGCAGGGCCCAGGGCTCTTGGTCACAGAAGTATCCTCTTCGATGCTCGAGTTAAGAAGGGAAAGGATATAATAAATAAAATAAAACAAAGAGAGTGGTACAGACCCTTCGCGGGGGTTATTTTAAAAGAGTTCCTTTATAAACACTTTGCTAAACTTCCTGTACAAAAATCTCCTTATATGACCATTAATTTTCAATGTAACACTCCTTCTTTATTCCCAGCAATTGTCCATAGGGATGCTACGTCTAGACTTCAAACAGTAGACAAAGGTGAGTTATTTAATATCTTGTCCCTATTTAATAAGAGAAATAACTGTCCAGTTCTCCTCAACACTAGCTTTAATTTAGCAGGACAACCCCTTGTTCATACTGTAGATGATGCTATAAATGTTTTTAAAAATACTAAATTAGATGCGATTTATTTCGTACAGCAAGGAAAGCTGTTAAAAAAGTAAAAAATATAATAGAGTGTGTAAATCATGTTACAAAAAATAGGATTTTTACCAGGATTTAATAAACAAATAACCTCTACAGGTGCGGAAGCCCAATGGACCGGAGGGGAAAATGTACGTTTTAGATATGGCACTCCTGAAAAAATAGGAGGCTGGTCTCAATTAGGGGACAAGTCTTTAACAGGAGCCGCTCGAGCTCTCCATCAAATGGTTAATAAAGAAGGAATTAAGTATGGTATTATAGGAACCAATAGAATTTTATACGCTTACACGGGTGAAGCCTATTATGATATCCACCCAATTAAAACTGACTTTGGAGCATTAACTGGCAAACTAGCTTCTACTTCAAGCTCTGCTATTCTTACAATTACTTTATCCTCTACCACAGGAATGACGGCAGGAGATATTTTATTTCTTGAAAGTGTTACACCTCCAACAGGTTCTGGTTATTCAGCTTCTGATTTTGATGATAAAACTTTTATGATAACTGAAGTGGTAGATTCTACTTCAGTTACTATTACTATGGGTTCCACTGCAAACGCAACCGCTACGGATGGGGACCTTTCTGTTAAGTGGTACTATCCAGTAGGACCAGCTGAACAGATTGGTGTTTTTGGATGGGGTATATCTCAATATTCAGGAACAGTAACCTCTCCTCAAACCACAACTTTAAATGGGGCCATCACCGATGCTTCTGCAACGGCTGGTATTACACTAACCAGTTCAATAGGTTTTCCTACTAGTGGGACTAGTGAAATAAGAATAGACACAGAGGATCTTAGTTATACTGGAATTAGTACATCAAATGTATTAACTGGAGTTGTTCGAGAAATTAATGGAACAACAAAAGCTACACATTCTAATGGAGCGACCGTTACAAACATTACCGGCTATAGTGCATGGGGACAAGCCTCTTCTACAACTGATAAAGTTGCAGAGCCTGGTCTATGGTCCTTGGATAATTTAGGAAGTACTCTTTTAGCTTTAATTTTTAATGGCGCTGTATTTGAATGGGATTCAGATTTAACAAATGCCACAACAACAAGAGCAACCATTGTTAGTGGTGCACCAACAGCATCAAGAGATATGTTAGTCTCTACTCCTGATCGTCACTTAGTTTTATTTGGAACAGAAACCACGATTGGAGACACCACAACTCAAGATGATATGTTTATTAGATTCTCTTCTCAAGAGGATATAACTGACTGGACACCTACAGCTATTAATACCGCTGGCACACAAAGACTGGCTGCCGGCTCACGGATCATGGGAGCGAAGTTAGGAAGAAATGCACTTTACGTATGGACGGATACTTCATTATTTACCATGAGATTTGTTGGAACTCCTTTTACATTTGCTTATGAACAGGTAGGTACTAACTGTGGATTAATTGGAAAAAATGCATCTGTCGAAGTGGATGGCGCTGCTTACTGGATGTCTGATAATGGTTTCTTTAGATTTACTGGTAAACTAGAATCGATGGATTGCTTGGTTGAAGATTATGTTTATGATGATATTAACACTACTTCAAATCAATTTATCTATTGTGGCATTAATAACTTGTTTGGAGAGGTGATGTGGTTTTATCCAACTTCTGGTTCCAACGTAGTAAATAGATGTGTGATCTATAGTTATTTAGATTCATCTCCCTCTAGACCTATTTGGTATACTAATGCCAACTCACTTTATCCTAGAACCACTTGGGTAGACTCAGCTGTTTTTGGTTTGCCCCATGCTACATCCTATGATGCAGGTACCGATACTTGTGATACAGTAGGAAACACGGATGGAACTTCAATTTACTATGAACACGAAACAGGTCTAAATCAAATTAAAGGAGGAGTGACTGCTGCTATTCCTGCTAATATTCTTTCTGGAGATTTTGATATTACTCAAGATCAAAAACAAGGAATTACATTTAGAGGAGATGGAGAATTTATAATGAGGGTTAGTAGATTTTTACCCGATTTTATAACTCAATCTGGAAACACAATAGTTGAATTAGATTTAAGGAATTTCCCTAATCAGACCGCAGCTAGTTCTAGTTTAGGTCCTTTTACTATTACTTCTGCCACTAACTATCAATCTTGCAGGGCTCGAGGACGATCGGTTGCAGTAAAAATATCTAACACTGCAATAGATTCTGATTGGAAGATGGGAACTTTTAGGTTAGATGTACATGCAGGAGGAAGAAGGTAATGGCCAAGATGG